GGTTGAGAGTTTAATTTCTACATCGCTTGGATTGTCCATTTGCAGTGTTAAAATAGAAAAAGTCTGACTTCTTAAAATTTCATCAAGTTCGCTTAAAAGATTATAATGTCTTTTCATTAAATCGGCTATTTGGGTAAATTCTCCTACAATTGGGAATTCGCCGGTTTCGCTGAAAATCAAAAGAGGGCATATTCCAAGGTTGTGGCTCCCTTGTTCAAGAATATTGTCACTTTCATCAAACACTATCCATTCATTTTGGTCGTAGTATCTTTTTATTTGAATAATATTTTCTTCTTTAATTGTAGAATTGTCAATTACATCGCTAAAAATCACATATTCAAACTTTCCGAAGCTGTCTAATTTATACTCAACCACTCTTTCAGGCAGAATTTCTACAAAATAAGGCAAAATCCTGTTTTCAATCTGTTCTTTTAAATTTGCAGGCAGATATTTAGGCATATCAACCAAAAGAAGATTACAGCCTCTTACTTTTGCATTTTTAGCAAAGTTTGACATAAAAACATCAATATTGTTTCCTCTGTTGTCTATATCATCAAATATTTTTTTTATGAGTTGATTGTTTGAGCTTCTTGTCGGGGATTGCTTAAACAGGTAGCCGGTATAACGGTTAACTTTTGGTGCGAAAAGGTTTGTATAGTAAGCTATTTTTTTCCTCTCTTCATATTTGTCATCTGTTTCCCTTGGATACTGGTCTATATATCCTCCGTTTGAAAATCCTCCGCTGCCTTCGTAAGCTTCTTTTGAGAATTTGTAAATTTTTTGATATTCTAAAAACTCCATTATAGACCTTTTTTATTAAAAATATAAAATAAAAATCACTGCTTTTTGGAAAAAATTGGAAAAAAAATGATATAATTTTAAAAAAAAGGGAGTAAATGAACCCCATAAAATTGCAACAAAAGACTTATACATTAGGGAGTTTATTTGCTGGAATTGGCGGAATTGATATTGGTTTTAAAAAAGCAGGATTTGTTATTAAATGGGCTAATGAAATAGATAAAAATGCTTGTAAAACATATAGATTAAATCACGATAATGTTTTATATGAGTGTGATATAAAAGACTTAGACGAAAAGAAAGTTGAAAAAGTAGATATTTTAACTGCTGGATTTCCTTGTCAAGCATTTAGTATTGCTGGATATCAAAAGGGGTTTAAGGATGAAAGGGGAAATGTTTATTTTGAAATATTAAGATTTATAGATGAAATTAATCCAAGAGTTATTTTTTTAGAAAATGTAAAAAATCTAAAATCCCACGATAATGGTAATACATATAAAGTAATAAAAGAAAGTTTAGAATATAGAGGATATTTGATAAAAGATAAAGTTATCAATAGTGTAGATTTTATTCCACAAAATAGAGAGAGAATTTATATAGTAGCTTTTAGAGATAAAATAACTTATGAAAATTTTGAATTCCCAAAACCTAAAAAATTAAAAAAGAGTATTTTTGAGATTTTAGAAAAAGAAGTAGATGATAAGTTTTATTATCATAACAGCAAATATTATCCTATGTTAAAACAAACAATAATAAAAAAAGATACTATTTATCAATTAAGAAGAGTTTATGTTAGAGAAAATAAATCTAAAGTATGTCCTACATTAACGGCAAATATGGGAACAGGTGGACACAATGTCCCATTAATTTTAGATGATAAAGGGATTAGAAAATTAACTCCAAGAGAGTGTGCTAAGTTTCAAGGATTAGATGAAATTAAATTTCCTGATATTGCTTTGTCTCATCAATATAAGCAAATAGGTAATTCTGTTACAGTCCTTGTTATTGAAGCAATAGCAAAAGAGATTAAAAAGGCTTTAGAATGTGTAAATATGTCGATGAACTTAAAAAATGTGGCTTTAAAAAAAAGTGTGTAAAAGAGATAGCTCAAAAATATAATCTAAAAGAGAGCGAATTAAAAAGATATTATTTAGCAAAATTTTTTAAAGATATTGCAAATAATGTCAACTTAATTGAATTAGCAGGTAAAAATATTGAAATTATAAAAGAGTATTTAAATGATGAAATGCTTTTAAAAGAGTTTGAATTTATTAAAACAGACTTAAAAAAGATACTTCAAAAATCTCTTTACATTGCTTTAAGTAATGGTTGGATTACAAATATTAATCATATAGATAGTGGAATAATGACAGCAAATGCAGGAGATAGTGCGGAATTTATTTTTGTAGCAAGAGCAATTTTAGCTGGATTTAATGCAAGTAGTGTTGATGTTAGAAGCAGTAGATATGATGCAATAGTTGATTATAAAGGTAAACTTTTAAGAATACAAATAAAAGGTATATCAACAGGAAATACTATAAGTTTTAAAGATAGAGATAGAGGCGGTCAAGGAATAGACCATCATCACGAAAGAAATATTGGTAAACGGATTACTTCTAAAGATTGTGATATATATGTAGCAGTAGATAAACAAGTTGGAATTTGTTACATTATTCCTATGAGCTGGGCTGATAAATTAAGCGATGAAGAGTGTAAAAGTGTCTCTTTAAGCAAAGTAGAACAATTTAAAGAAAATTGGAATATTTTAAAGAGTGTTTAATACTTTTTCTTTAATTTCATCAAGTCTTTTAAAAGTGTCTTTAACCGCACGATAGAGAAAATCATCTCCTCTGTATCCTGGGTGATGGACACATTTATTTTCAAATCTAAATTTATCAAGTTTTGCAAATATTCTTAAAAACTTCCTATTTTTAGGACATATTAGATGCGGTCGTGTTCCAAATAAAACAAAATTAGCATAATTTATTCTTTTACCTTTCCAGTTAACAAGCATATTGTTATCATCAATCCATACAATACCGGCTTGGGTTTTTGTGTTATGGCGGATGTTTCGCTCCATTGTTCCCGTTTTGTAATGCTCTTTTGCATAAAATCTGACATTTTCGTAAACATCCTGGGTAATGTTGTTAATAGCTTGATTTGCTCTTTCTTTGTCTATATTTTCCAAGATTTTAAAAGTTTCTTGTAGATTTTTTAATTCAACTTTCATTCAAATTCTTTATTTTTACTCTTATAATCCCGGCTTTTATGGAATTTAATCTGTCTTCATCTGTAATTGTGTTAAGCAGTTCTATTTGGTAAGGCAGTTTAAAAAGAGCTGATTTGATTTTATAATTCAGTTCAAAAAACTCACTGTAAAGTGCTTCATAATCATTTTTTACATCAAGTCCTATAACAATTTGCACTATTAAATCGCTTAAAATTCCTTTGTCAATCTCTTCTTCTACAATAATTCTGCATAAAGGGCAGTTAAGAGCTTTGTCTGCTCCTTTTTCCAGACCTATTTTCAGGCTTTTAAAGTTTAGAGGCTCTAAAACCTGCTTTATCTGCTCTAAAATTGGATATATTTGTATCATTAACTCCCTTTTTTTGATTTTAGTTTAATCTGTTTAAAGAGTGTTTTTTGGAAAAAATGGTATAATTTTAATGAAAAATGGAAAATGGAAAATGGAAAATGACAAATCAAGAAATTTTAGCTTTAATTGTAACTGTTTTTGCAATTTTTTCTACATTTATGTTAATAAAAAAACATCATACAAACTAACCCCTTCCTAACTTTATATTAAAAACTCCGCTGCCGGTAGCTTTTGCAAGGTTTAGAAAATGGCGGTATTCAGCTTTGTAAACATCATATTTTGCTTTCATTCCCTCGCTTTCTAAACTTTTTTTAGCAAGTTCCATATAAACTAAGGATTTTGTCATTTTTTCAAGGTAGTAATTATCACTGATATTCAGTTTATTGAGCACAAAGTTATATTTTTCAGCTTCAATGTTTTCTATTTCAGTTGTTTCAACTCCATCTGTTAAAAATTTATCATTGTATTCATAAATCATTTCATCCTCCGTTTTTAATTTTTCATTCTACACTTAAAAAACTTGCTTTTTTCCAAAAACTGCTTTTTTATTTTTTTACAATTAGCAAAACTCGTGAGGAGGAAAGATGCTTAAAATTTTACAACAACTGTTAGAGGCAGGAAAAATAAGTGCAGAAGCGGCAAAAACAATAGATGAGGATTTAAGTAAAGAACTTAAAAAGTTAAGAGATGAATCGGCGGAGTGGAGAGTTAAATATAAAGAGCTTAATCAGACATATGAAGAGGTGGTAAGTTCAAAATCTTCACTTGAAGAACAGGTTAAAAATTTAGACGAAAGAATAAAAAAAGCAAAAGAAGAAGGCAAAAAAGAGTTAGTAAATGAACTTGAAACTCAAAAAAAAGAGAAAGAAGAGTTATCTAAAAAACTTGCAGAGCTTGAAGCCACAAGTAAAAGTTTAAAAGTTGAAAATACTTTAAATAAAGCTTTGAGCGGTTATGAAGTAATTGATAAGGATGTTGTAGCGGAAGTTTTAAAATCAAAAATAGATGTAGTAGAGGGTGAAACAAAATTTAAAGACGGGTTGCCTCTTGAAGAGGGGGTTAAAAAGTTTTTTGAAGAAAAACCGCATCTTTTAAAACCGAAAGGAAATGCCGGAAGCGGTGCAAGCAGCGGCGGAGAATTTTCAGAGGACACATTGACTGCTAAGTTACTGAGAGGGCAGTTTAAGTAGGAAGAAGGGAGAAGGAAGAAGGGAGTAGGGAGAGTGGAACAAATACACAAATAACCAATACACAAATAACAAATATACAAAATAAAAGGAGAGTAGATGGCTAAGATTCAAATAGCAGATATTTTTCAGGCTGAGTTATGGACTACAAGTCTTATAAACGAAGCGCCTGTATTAAAAAATATTTTAAATTCAGGAATTATCAGAACAAATTCAGAGCTTGAGAGTGTAGTTAACAATATGAGTGCGGGTAGTAGATTTGAGCTTCCGTATGTAGATGAACCGGATTACACTGAGCCAAATATAATGGATGATAGTGATGATGATATTTCAACAGAAAAAGTAAGCTGGGCTAATCAATTTGCTGTGCTTGGGCTATATAGCAAGGCTTATGCTTATGCAAATATTGTAAATCAGCTTGCAAGGGAAAAAGACCCGGCAAAAGTTTTAAGAAATATTTTAGGAAATTACTGGGGAAGAGATTTACAGCAGAGAATAGTCGCAGGATTAACAGGTATTGCAGAAAAAGCGGGGGCAAACTTAACATTAGATGTATCTGATGACAGCGATGATGATTCTAAAAGTGTATTGTTAAGTGCGGGAGTGATAATTGATGGTGCTTCACTTCTTGGAGACCACCAGGATAAATTTGGATTTATGTTTGTTCACAGCAAAGTATATGCGGATTTGAAAAAACAGAATCTGATTGAAACAGTCCAACCGACAGAAGTTGGAGCAGAGCCGATTCAGATGTATGGAAATTACAGAGTTATAGTAAATGATTTACTGCCTGTAATTCAAGGGGACAATAAGAAAAAATATACAACTATTTTAGCTCAAAAAGGTATTTTTGCATATTCTGATAAAAAACTTGGCGGTGATATGCCTGTTTTAGAAAGTTACAGAGACCCGCTAAAAGGGAAAGGTGCGGGAAATACCGTTTTAATTTCAAGAAAAGGTTTTGTATTGCATCCGGTTGGATGGAGTTATACAAAAAGCGGAATGTCTCCAACATTAGCAGATTTGAAAAACAAAGACAATTGGAGTATGAAATTCAAAGTAAAACAACAAAAATTCGTAAGAATTATTACAAACTAAGGAGTAAATAATGGCGGTAAATAGAGATTTTGCAAAAAACTATTTTTTAGGCGGCGGGGAGCTTTACATTAAACTCCCGCAAGAGAGTAATTTTCAATATTTTGGACAAACAGAAGATGTAAAAATGAATTTCAAAGTCGATAAAGTTGAACATCAAAACAGCGAAGGGAATATGCTTGTAACTGATTTAGAAGTTACAAAATCAATCAGTGCAGAAGTTACTATTCAAACGGCAGATTTAAATCCAAAAGTGTTGGCTATTGCTTTTAGTGGGGATTATATTGAAACTACTCAGGCAAGTGCAACTGATGAAGAGATGGATTTCACTGCGGTTAAAGCGGGGAATGTTTATGAGTTAGGAAAATATAAGGTCAAAAATGTTGTAGTTAAATATCAAGATGGAGATGATGAAAAAACAGCCGTTGAAAATGTTGATTACAGTGTAGATTATAATTTTGGAAGTGTTGAAATTGCAACTGACGGGGTGTTAGTGGGAAAAGATATAAAAGTAACATTTGATAACGATGCCTATACAGCAGGAAAATTCACATCACTTAATAAAACAAGTAAAGAAGTGGCTCTCAGATTTATTTCAAAACCGGCTCAGGGAAAACCGAGCAAAACTGACATATTCAGAGCAATTTTATCACTTGACGGGGATTTTGATTTAAAAAGTTCAGAGAATATTCAAAAAATCATTCTTAAAGGGAAAGTTTTGAAAGATGAAACAAGAGCTGAGGGTGAGCAGTTTGTTAAAAAAGAAGTGTTAGTTTAATGGAAAATGAGGTGGAAAAATGAATTTTTACAGGGCAAAAAAAGTAATTGAGTTTGAAGAAATAGAAGTCGAGCTGTATGAGATAAATATAAAATCACTGCTCAAAATAGCAAACAATGAATATAAAAACAATGAAGAGATAATTATTGACAATTCAAATTTGACAAAAGAAGATTTTGAGAATGTGTCGCTAAAAGCATTCAATTTAATTGAAAAAGAGTTTTTAGAACTAAATAAAGAACATTTTTCAGGGGAAGGGGAAGATACTGATAAAAAAAAATCCTGAAACTTCTCTCCCTTTTAGTCTCTCACAATCATAAAAACCCGGAAGAATACTCTTTAAGTGCTTTTTTCTTAGCAATAGAGCAGATTTATGAAGAAAAAGAAGAGATGATAAAACATATTGCTATTGCTAACAGAGTAGCACATTATGCAAAAGATAATGAATTTCAAGAGTTCATCAAAGAAAAAGAAAAGGTAAATTTAGATGAAGTGGATGAATTTTCAGTTTAATTTGATTAATTTTGCTTTATATAAAATAAAAACTATTGTAAATCCTGTTAGAGTAGTGAAAAAAAACATCTTAAATGAAAAAATTTTCAACAAATCAAATAAAAATATAAAGCCAGTTAAAACAATTATCCATTTAAAAACATTCAGAATAAAAGAAATTAAAAACATTTTTAACCTTTTTTCTAATTATATCACAAAAGGAGTAAATTATGCCGAGTAAAGATTTGATGATAGAGATTAAAGCTGATACTAAGCAGGCATTAACGGAGATAGAAGAGCTTAAAAAGGAGATAAAAGAGTTTAGTGTTAATGTAAAAAAAGGGAATATTGATTTAAAAAGACAAGATGAATATCTGAATAATGTCACTAAACGATTAGTTCAAATGGCTCACGCTTTTAGTGCTTTTGAAGTTGTGAAAAGTGTTGTTTCTACATTTGCGGATTTTGAGCAAAAAATGGCTAATTTAAAAGCAATAAGCGGTGCAACGGGGGTTGAATTTAAAAATCTTGAAGAAAAAGCCAGAGAGCTTGGAGAAACAACAGTATTTAGTGCTTCTGATGTAAGTGATGGAATGAAATATTTAGCAATGGCGGGATATAAAACAAAAGATATTATGGCGAGTATCGGCGATGTTTTAAATTTAGCACAAGTTGGAATGATAGATTTAGCAAAAGCAAGTGATATTGCAAGTAATATTCTCTCTGGCTTTGGAATGAAAGCAAGTGAGACAAAAAGAGTAGTTGATGTAATGACTGCAACAATTACAAATGCAAACACAGATATACCGGAATTAGGTGAAGCTATGAAATATGCAGCCGCAAGTGCTTCTGGTTTTGGAGTTTCATTAGAAGAAACCGCCGCGGCTATTGCTGTTTTGTCTAATAACGGACTTAAAGGGACACTTGCGGGGACGGGCTTAGCACAAGTTTTAACACGAATAGCCACTCCGGCAGGAAAGGCAAAAGATTCATTAAAGAGACTTGGAATAAAAGTTTATGATGCAGAAGGTAAATTTATCGGGCTTAAAAATGTGTTAATTCAGTTTCACGATAAACTAAAAACACTCTCTCAACAGGCAAGAAATCAGTATATCCAGGATATTTTTGGTCAGGAAGCCGCAAAAAGTGCAGTTTTTTTAATTAATAATGTAAAAGGTGCTTATACAGATTTGTTTAATAAAATTCAACACTCTTCCGGACTTGCTGATAAAAAAGTCAAAATTATGCAAGAAACACTCGAAGCTAAATGGAAAGAACTGCAAAGTGCATTAAGCGAATTAGCTATTACTATCGGGAAAGATTTAGCCCCCGCCTTAAAAGAGATTGTAGAAACTTTAACTGAAATAGTAACAGCTACAAAAGAATTTTATCAAGAAAACAAACCTTTAATAAAAACAATTGCCGAATTGACACTTGTGTTAGGCGGATTGAAAACAGTTATGGGAGTTGTCAGAACATTATTAGGTGTAAAAGCTGTTAAAGATATTGCAATAATGCTTAGAGGGGTTAAGAATTTGACAAGTGCCGTTGAAATGCTGAAAATAGCTTTAAGTGCAATTAATCCTCTGTTTGCACTATTATCAACAGCAATTGCCGGGGTTGTGTATGAACTAAACAGATATGAAGAAGAGATTAACCGTCTTGATGAATCTACAAAAAAATTGAATAATTCTCATCAGGAGTTTAAAACTCTTTTAGACGAAGTTCAAAATCATATGAATTTCAGTAATGGCAGACGGGAGATAAAAGCAACTGCAGATGAACTTCAAAAACTAAAAGATAAAACAAAAGAGCTGATGCTTGCAAACAATAAACGAATTCAGGAAATGACAGAGCTTTATAAAAAAGGGACAAGCGATAATAAGGCACTTGAAAGGGAAATTGATGTCTTAATAGAAAGAAATAAAGTCTTAGGCACTCTTTATAAAAAATTAGAGCATACAAAACCTTATGAAAAGGCAAAAACAAGTGCAGTTGAAGCAAAAAAAGCAGTTGAAAAGCTGACAGATGAGCAGAAAAAATATCTCTCAAACCTTGATAAAAAGTTGGAAAAAGAAAAACATACAACTAAATCAATTTTAGAACTGAAAAACGAGGAGTTAAAAAAAGTTGAGCAGATTTTAGGAAAGACTAAGCCTTATGAAGAAGCAAAAGCTAAAATAATTGAATATTATAATCTTCAAGAGATTAATAATTTCAAAAAAACTTACGAAAAAAGAGTATCTCTTCACTCTTCTACAATTGAAAAACTAAAATCAAAAGAAAAAGAGCTTGCAGACAAAATAATTCAAATTCAAAAAGAACTCCAAGAAAAATTAAAATCTATTGAAAACAACAGAGTTTTAGCGGTTGAAAGTATTGAAAAGAAGATTCACAATATCCAAATGAGCGGTGCAAGTGAATATAAAAAATATGTAGATAGTAAAAAACAAGCAGATGTAGCATATGCAAAAGCAAAAAAAGCACTTGAAGAGGGCAATTTCACTCTTGCAAAACATTATATGAGTGAATATGAAAGTCTGGTTTCTTCTGTTGCAAATAAAGAGATTAAAGAAAACGGAAAAGTTGTGCTCAGCAAAAAGAGAGCCAATGCCGAGGCAATTAAGGGGCTTAAAAAACTTGAAGGGCTCACAAACGAATATTATACAAAGCAAAAAACAGAGGCAAAAGCGGCTTATAATCAAAAAATGCAGCAGCTAAAAGCAGAACTTACAGCTACAAAAGCACAATTGCAGTTAGAATTGCAAAGACTTAATCTTGAAAAAGAGTTAATTAAGGCAGTTACAGGCAAAAAAGTTGATATAGATACAAGCGGAGCATTAAAAGCAATTAAAAATTTAGATAAAGAGATAAAAAATCTTGATGAAAAAATAAAAAAACCAAAAAAGATAGATGCAGATACAAGTGAAGCCAATAAAAAAGTTGATAATGTAAGTAAAAAGGTTGATAATACAAAAGGAAAAATTAAAGTTGATGCTGACACAAAACCTGCACTTGCCGGGATTTTGGAAATAGAAGATAAAGTTACGGGAGAAAAAGAGGTTATAAAATATTATGCAGACAATAATGAACCTAAACAAAAACTTAATGAAATTAACGGCAAGGCTAAATCTCTAAAACCTACAATAAAAGTAAAAAGCGATGTTTCAAGTGCTATTAATTCACTCAATAAAATTCCAAAAACTATTACCACCATTCATTACATTAAAACGGTAGAGACAAAAGCTACTGGGGGTGTTATTGGAACTGGTGGGGGTGTTAAATTAGCTACTGGGGGTGTTGCAGACTTTAAAAGAATAAACGGCAAAATACCCGGTTATGACCCAAATGACAGTGACGATGTCCCGGCAATGCTTACACGAGGGGAATTTGTGGTTAAAAGAGATGCCGTCCAGCATTATGGAGAGAATTTATTGTGGGCTTTAAATAGTAAAAAGCTACCAAAATATGCAACTGGTGGATTAATTCAAAAGGGAGATGTAGAGAGGAAAAAATTTGATTATGGAAAAAATAATGTAAATACCACACAAACAAATGAAATTGATTTAAGCCGTTTTGATGATTTGATTAATAAATTAGATGAGATTAAAAACATTTTCTATAAAGGAGAAGACACAGCAAGGGCGGGAGATGTCAGGCGGTTAATAGAAGAGCTTAAAAGAGAAAAAAAACTTATTACAAATACAAATGATAGTTTAAATAAAGAGAATGCAAAATATAACACAATGGTAAATGAAAACAGGGGAAAAGTTTTAACAGAAACACAATTTAAAAGTTATGAGAATAAATTAAAAAAAGAAGAGGAAATCGTTAAAATAAAATCAAAAAAATTAGATGAAATACAAAAGAAAGCTGAAAATGTTATTAATAAAATTGAAAAGAAAGAGTATTTTTTTGAAGATTTTATTCAAAAAGTAGATAACACAAAAGAAGATATTAAAAGTAAGATGTCAGAATTTAACATTCCTGATAAGTTATTGCCTGAAAAATTTGACAGCCTTTATAATTTAGGAATAATCAATAAATTTAAAGACAAATTAGAAAATATTTATATACCCGCACAGAATTACAAACAAAAAATAAAAGATAAAATTAATT